ACGCTTTCACGTCCAGGACCACAAGAAGACGATCCGCTGCCGGGTGACCGGTGCGCGGCTGATGATCCGGACCTTCGGCATGGATGTTCTGACCGGCGCAAAGCCGATTTTTGCGCTGATCGACGAGGTCCATATCCTGGGGCAGGTGCCCTATGCCGCCGACGTGATCCGGCAAATCCGGGGCGGGATGCTGCCGTTTCCGGAATCGTTGCTGGTCATGATCACGACGCAATCGGATCATCCGCCGCAGGGCGTGTTCCGGAGCGAGCTGGACTATGCCCGGGCGGTCAGGGACGGACAGGTCACGGAACGGGTCAGAACGCTGCCCGTCCTTTACGAGTTCCCCGAGGAAATTCAGCGCGGCAAGGCGCGCGCGTGGACAGACGCGGCGCTCTGGCATCTGGTGACGCCGAACCTTGGCCGATCGGTCACGATTGATGCGCTGCTCGACGGGTTCGAGCGCGCCAAAGCGGATGGCGAAACCGAGGTTGTCGCCTGGGCGACGCAGCACCTGAATATCGAGGTCGGTGTCGGTCTGCGGTCGACCAGCTGGATCGGCGCGACGTTCTGGGAAGATGCGACCGATCCGGAACTGACGGACCTTGACGCGCTGATGGCGCGGTCTGAGGTGGCGGTTGTCGGTATCGACGGCGGAGGCCTGGACGACCTTCTCGGCCTGGCCGTGATCGGACGGGAAAAGGACACGCGGCGGTGGCTTCTGTGGACGCACGCATGGGCGCATCCGGAGGTTCTTGAGACGCGGAAGGAAATCGCCGGACTGCTGCGCGACTTTGCCCGGCAGGGTGACCTCACGATCCTGACCGCCGACGACAAGACCGGCGACGTGGTCGGTGTCGCCGATGTGGTGGAACGCCTGATCGAGGCCGGTCTTCTGCCCAAGGCCGGGGCGGTCGGACTCGACCCCTATGGGGTCAGCGCAATCGTCGACGAGCTGTCCTTTCGCGGCATGCAGGACGAGCAACTGGCCGGGATACCGCAAGGGACGCGGCTGTCGCCGGCGATCTGGGGCATGGAACGCAAACTGAAGGACGGGACGCTCGTGCATGGCGGCCGTCCGATGATGGCGTGGGTGCTCGGCAACGCAAAAACGGAACAGCGGGGAAGCGCGGTGATGATCACCAAAGAGGTGGCCGGCAAGGCGAAGATCGATCCGCTGGTCGCGGCGTTCGACGCCTTTGTGCTGATGTCGCGAAACCCCGAACCAGCCGGCGGGCCGTCTTCCTACCTCGATGCTGACGAGATGCTGGTGCTGTAATGTTGCAGTGGCTTCGCAAGAGCGGCAGCTACACGGTCAATCAGTTGGCCGGAATGGCGGGCTGGATCGGATGGGGCACGTCGTCTGGTTCGACGGTGAACGAGCGCACGGCCCTGGACGTGGCGGCCGTTTACTGCGGCGCGCGGGTCATCGCGGAAGGCATCGCTCAGATGCCGGTCCGGGTCATGGAGGTCGGGCGAGAAAGTGCCAGCGGCCTTCCGACCTGGAAGCTGCAGACAGATCATTGGGCTCACCGTCTTCTGGCAGTTCGACCGAATGGCTGGCAGACCAGCTACGAGTTCCGCGAAGGCATGATCTTTAACGCCGTTCTGGGCGAGGGTGCCATTGCCATCAAGAACGTAGTCAACGGCCAGGTGCGAGAGCTTCTGCCCGTGCCCGTGGGTTCCTGGTCAGTTGAGCAGCGCAAGGACTGGAGCCTGCGTGTCAGGGTGGATTACGCGGACAAGTCGCACGATTTCTTCGAGCTTGAGCAGGTGTTCTTCATCCGCGGGCCGTCTCTGGATGGCTTTCGGGCGCTGCCAGCGGTGCGGCAGGCGCGTGAGGCAATAGGGCTGTCGCAGGCGCTGGAAAAGCAGCAGGCCAAGCTTGCCGCAAACGGCGGCAAACCATCAGGCGTCCTGTCCTTTGCCCAGAAGCTTGCGCCAGAGACTGCGGGCAAGCTGCGCGAAACATGGCAGGCGCGGTTTGGCCTGGGCGGCGACGGCGGGATTGCCGTGCTCGATGGGGACGCGAAGTTCTATCCGATCACGATGACGGGGGTGGATGCGCAGAGCCTTGAGCAACGGCGTCTGCAGATCGAGGAGATCGCTCGCGCGCTTCGGGTTCAGCCGATCATGCTGATGCAAGCCGACAAGGCGGCAACGTATGCCAGCGCGGAGCAGATGTTCCGGATGCACGTCATTCACACGCTTGGCCCGTGGATCGAGCGGTTTGAACAGGCGGCCAACCGCGACATCCTGAACAATGAAAGCGGCCTGACCGTTGATCTTGATGAGCGCAACCTGTTGCGCGGCGATTTCAAGGATCAGGCAGAATACTACACCAAGGCTCTGGGGGCCGGTGGCCAGCCGGCATGGATGACGGTGAACGAAATCCGCGCCGAGGTCGGGCTCAATCCGATGTCGGACGCCTGGGCAAACGAGGTTTCGCGCGGGGCCATGCAGCCGCAGGAGGCGAACAATGGACTTTAAGCACATCGCTCTCGATTGGAAGGCTGATGAAGAGGGCGCCATTGAAGGCTATGGCTCGGTCTTCGACGTTGCGGATGAGGGCGGAGACATCGTGGCGCAAGGCGCCTTCACGCGCTCGCTGCAATCCGGCCGAAAGGTCAAGATGCTCTTGCAGCATGACGCTTCCGACGTGATCGGCGTCTGGGATGAATTGGCCGAAGATGGCAATGGGCTGCGGGTCAAGGGCCGGCTTCTGACCAAGGTTAGAAAGGGTGCCGAGGCATACGAGCTTGTCCGGGCCGGGGCGCTTGACGGGCTGTCGATCGGCTTTCGAGTGGTCAAGAGCATGGATCGCGGGGGACGCCGGGTCATCATGCAGGCCGATCTTTGGGAGGTGTCGCTTGTCACGTTCCCGATGAACGAGATGGCGCGGGTGGATGCCGTCAAGGCAGCTGAAATGGCCCGCGATGAAATCGAACGGCTGCTCACCCGGTTATGAAGGCATCAAGGACATGCGAGGCGCTGTCGATGGTGCGGAAGAACTGGCCCAGCTGCTCAGGCAAAGGGCTGCACTTTAACCGCCATTGACGGAGGCAATCCCATGGCACTCGAGGAACTCAAGCCCCTGATCGAAGAGGGCAACCGCAAGATCGAGGCGATCCGCACGGAAGTCGAAAGCCGCAAATCGGCGGACTTTCTTGCCGAGCAGAAGCTCGCCAAGATGGAGGCCGATCTGGCCGCCACGCTGGCCGCCAAGCAGGCCATTGACCTCAAGCAGCAGGCGCTGGAAGCGCGGCTTTCCGAGGTCGAGACAAAGTCCAACCGGCCCGGCTCGGCCGCCGGCAATGCGCGGGCCGCGGAGGAGCACAAGGCCGCCTTCATCGACTACATCCGCAAGGGCGCGAACGGTGGCGCGGATCAGCGGCTGTTCGACATCCAGCAGAAGGCAGCCGACGTCCGCACTTCGACCAACGCGTCGGGCGGCTTCGCCTTGCCGAAAGTCTCCCGCGTCATTCTGACCGGCACGACAGACTACCATCAGGTTGTCAACACCGGAGGATTCGGCGCGGAGTGGGTCGGTGAAACCTCGACGCGGACGCTTGGCACGACCACGCCGAACTTCGCCGATGTGGTGCCGAGCTTTGGCGAGCTGTCGGCGGTGCCCGAGGCCACGCGCCACTCCATCAGCGACCTCTTCTTCGACGTCGAGGCGATGCTGGTTGCGGACGGGGCCGAACGCTTTGCCATCACGGAAGGTCTGGCCTTCGTGTCTGGTGACGGAACGAACAAGCCCACGGGCTTCCTCAGCGGCCCCACCCCGGTCACGACGGCGGATGCTACGCGCGCCTTCGGCACGCTGCAGTATATCGCCACGGGTCAGGCGGCTGCATTGGCGACGAACGCCTTCGACACCTTCAAGGATCTGCAATACACACTGAGGGCGGGCTACCGGACGAATGCGCGGTGGGTGATGAACTCCATTGTCATGTCCACGCTTGCGAAGGTCAAGGACACCACGGGGCAGTATCTTCTCCAGCCGTCCGTGGCTGCTGATGATCCCGACACCATCGACGGCAAGCCGATCACCATCGCGGAGGACATGCCGAACATCGGCGCTGGCAACTTCCCCGTCGCGTTCGGTGACTTTGCCCGCGGCTATCTGATCGCCGACATTCCCGGAATCTGGATGGCGCGCGACGAGATCACCAAGGTCGGCTGGGTGCGGATGCCGATGGCGAAGCGGGTCGGCGGCAAACTGCTCGACACGAACGCCATCAAGCTGATGAAGGTCGCTGCGTCCTAATCGGCGGCTTTGTCAGAGAGGGCGGTCTTCCGCCCTCTTTCCAGACTCAAGCAACCCGGGTCCGTGCGCGGCCTCGGGTTGCTGACCTTTGCCACAGGAGACTTCAATGCGGACAGAAATCACCGCAGCCATCAAGGCTGCGCAGGTCGGGTCATCCGCTTTCGGCGGCCCGTCCTTCATGCCGACAATCTCTGCCGTGCTGGAAACCACACTCGGCACGGGCGCCAATCAGGCCGATATCCTCTGGACGGCGCAGCGCACGGTCAACGCATCGACCAACGATGACATCGACCTTGCGGGCGTGCTGACGAATGCCTTCGGCGCGACGATCACTACGGCTGAGCTGGTCGCTATCCTGATCATCAACGCTCCGTTGAGCGGCACGGCCAACCGCTCGAGCCTGACGAGCGGTGGCGGGACCAACCCGGTCACCGGCTTCCTTGGCGGCACGACGCCGACCGTGGGGCCGATCCGTCCGGGCGGGTTCTTCCTGATCGGTTGCGGCGATGCGGCGGGCATCGGCGCCGTCACCGCCGGCACGGGCGATATCCTGCGCGTGGCCAACGGAGCCGGCGGCGCGGCCACCTATCAGATCGCCGTCATCGGGCGGACTGTGGCGTAGCCCTGACCATGACCCCGCTTGCGCCCGTCCTGATCACGCCGCCGGCTACCAAGCCGGTGGAC